GTATTATCAATAAGCGGTGGTATGGATAGTGTTGTGCTATTGCATATGGCTGCAGATAGAGGGTTTAAGGAAATTCACCTTATATCTTATAACTATGGTCAACGGCATGTACGTGAGCTTGAATGTGTAAAGCATCAGATTGATGCGATGAAGAGTAAACTTCCTGATATAGTAGTAGATCACTATACTGCTGATGTTCGATTTATTCAACACCTAGCACCTACATCGTCACTTACTAATACTGATATCGATAACCCTGATATCAGTAAAATGGCAGGTGATGCACAGCCAGTTAGTTATGTACCGTTCCGTAATCAATTGTTTAATACTATTGGTTGCGCATATGCAGAGTCTAAAGGTGCTGATACGGTATGGTATGGAGCAGCGGAGGTTGATTCATTAGCAGGTTATTGGGATGGTAGTGTCGAGTTTGTTGACTCTATGAACGCTCTAATTGCTCTTAATAGAGAAAATCGTATTCAAATAGAAGCTCCGTTACTCACTATGAGTAAAGAGTCTATCGTCGAAGAAGGTGTAAGATTAGGAGTAGACTTTAGTAAGACATGGACTTGTTACTCTAATCGTAAGGACGGTCTAGCTGATGCTACTACACCTTCATCTAGTATGAGGGTAAAAGGCTTTATTGATGCAGGTTATCAAGATCCAATTCAGTATGTACAACAGGATAAGCTGAATGAAGTATATATGGCTAAAGGTTGTAGGAAGATTTAAACATTAGTAACAATAAAAAGAGGCATCGTACGATGCCTCTTTTTTTATGTATGTTGTCTTATGTATATTAAAGGCCGTACCGTCTTAACTCATCAAGCTGGTAGCTTGTCTTTGGCTTATAACGCTCTTTAAAACTAACAGTATTTACAGATTGCTTTTTATTACGTGTATCCTTTTTAGTTTGTTCAGTTAAGTACATATTAGTAGAATGTGTAGATACATTTAAATGCTGTTGATTTTGGTATCGCTCAGTTACTGTTTCGTAATCCTCTATATGCTCTGAATCCTCGCGAGCTTCAAACTTGGATTGTGTCTCGTAATATTTTTGCAAAGAATAAGCAATTTCTGCTTTTTCTTGATCACCGTCTTTACCGTACTGGTTATACATATCTTTACATGCTTTAGCCATACCTGCAGCTTTATGGGCAAACTCACCTGCATGCTCTTTACAAGCAGCAAGTACCTCTGACTTAACACTACCTTCTGCATCTTCAACTTCACTCTCAGCGTTCTGTCTAATCTTTACAGCGTCATACTCATCGATATCACCAGCGTCAAGAGCTGCTTTAATTTTTGCCTCTAAACTGTCTTCTTCATCACTTGCGTACTCACCAGGTATAGTGGGACCAGCTTTATCTTTCCCATGTTGTCTCGCTAATTCATCTTCATTGGCATCTTCGTGCGCGGTTCGCGGATCTTTCTCTTCTGGGTAATGCTCTTCAACTGAACCATGCTCACCGTCTTCAATTGGCTTCATATTAAAGTTCTCTGCATCTTCAACTGTTGTGTTTAATAACACGCCGATGCCGCTTTCTGAGACACCTGGAAAGTACTTTAAAATCAAACCAGTCATTAAGTCCTGAACATCCTCCTCAGTACCAAACGATCCAATTGGTGCTTCTACATTAAAACCTGCCGGTGTTGCTTCTGCTGTATAACCAGCACCATTTAAAACACTAAGCAGCTTTCGTGTAATATCATCTTGATTATCTAACCCTTGTAAAGTAACATCTACATCATCGAAGTCCAATATAGTTCCTTCTAGATCTTTAGAAGTAAGACCTTTAGCAAGAGCAACTACCTCACCTGTTACTTCATCTTCCAATTCTTCAGCATCAGGATCATCAGGAGTGTCTTCTACTGGAGCTTCGACGTATTTTTTACCTTGTAGGTTAGTAAGACCGAAGTTAAGCATATCTTTAGCATTTAGCTTAATGTGATTAATAATTTCGTCACTTTCTTGCTTACTACCGAATAGTCTTCTATGAGCTTCAGGGTTAATTTCCTTTAATGTGTTTGAAATATAGTTAGATGAAGTAGCTTTTTTCGCCAAAGCTTGAAATTGTTCATCATTAATGTAGTCTTTATCATATAGAGCTCTAAGTACTATTAGATTCTTAACTCTTGAAACAGCTCCTACAGGTTTACCGGTTCGCTCATTACGATAAGCTTTAAGCATTATGTTCAAACCATCTTCACCACCAGCAGCACCTTTAACGGTACGCTTAAAGCTATCTGCCATTTCATCTAACTTGTATATTCTGTCATAAAGACTGTTGAATTTATCAAAGGAACTCATATAATATATTTATAGACAAACGTACGAAAATGAAGCTAAATTATAAAGATTTTAACGATAAACCGTATAACCAGATTTGTAAGATCCCTGGTATAGGTAAAAAGACTGCTACAAAGATAGTCGCCATGCGACCATTTAGAAGTAATAACGATTTATTTAAAGTTTCAGGACTAGGTCGCACCACCTTAAAGAGATTAGGTATTGAAAAGGTGAAAAAGCCTCGTAAAACGTGGTTTACAGTCGACGGTGTTGATTATCCACATTATTGCTTTGCGTATGATGAACGGAATCCTGAAATTATGGATTTCTTCTGGCGTATACCTCGCGAATACAGACTATATTATGGTAAAATTGAGGAAAGTAAAAAATTAACTGTAAGATTACGTGAGATATCAGCAGATAAAATTGCAAAAGGCTTATTGTAGAGTAAATTAGTATATGTGCGCTATATTTGGATCTTTTAACAAGACTATGTTCGAAGTCTTGCATGAGGCTAATAAGGAACGAGGTAATTTCGCAAGTAGTATAGTATCTATAGGTGAAGATGATGTATATGTAGCTAAATTTGAGGGTAGTCCAAACATGGATAGTATCAATTATAGTGACGATTGTGTTTATATTACAGGTCACGTGCAAGCACCTACTTCAGCAAAGCGTGATTGGTCTTATGATACATCCCACCCGTTTGAATCGTTATCTTGGTCAGTTAGTCATAATGGTGTACTTACTAATACTCATGAAATGCGGGAACGATATGTCGATTTTATTGAAAATGAGGTTGATACAGCAGTAATCGTTAATATGTTACAATTATTTACCGAGCTTCAACATGGTACTAAACCGAGTCCTGTTAATATTATTAAGGATACGTTAAATCAGCTTGAAGGTACATACGCTCTTTCTATTATTGATACTGATACTGGTGAATTATATATTGCGCGCTGCGGTTCAATATTACATTACGATAATAAGGGTAACTACTCAACTAACCCGGGCACAGGCTATAAAGAATTACCTGAAGGTGTTATAATGAGACTTAATAAACGAACTAAGAAGTGGAACAAAGTAGGAGTCTTTGACGCTAGTTCACCATTTTTATTTTTATGAAGACATTTTATTTTTCGGCAACTAAAGGTTCAAAAAAAGATACGTTATTGTACAAAACTGACCCTATTCGTTTTTTCTTTAAAGAAAATAATACTCAAGCAATTGCCAAAGTTTATAACAGGGCTATAGACTTTGCTATAGAGAATGACTTTGAGTATATGGTACTAGCTCATGACGATATTATTATTGAAAGTGATATCGAGGATCGTTTAGAGGAATTATTTGATACATATGACATGGTAGGTGTTGCAGGTGGTAATAACTGCAAGTTGCAAGAACCAGCTTTATGGCATCTAATGTGTGGTGGGTTTGGTAGTGGTAATTTACATGGAGCAGTTGCTCATGGTAATGAAAAGGAAAAATCTATGACAGGTTTCGGTACATATCCTAAACGAGTCGCTCTTATTGATGGTGTATTTATGGCCATGAAAAGAAGCGTTTTTGAAAAAGTGCGGTTTGATGAAGATTGTCCTTCAAAGTTCCATTTTTATGATTTAGATTTTTGTTTAGCCGCAAATAAACATAAGGTCAAAATAGGCGTTGGGGATATACACATTACACACGCATCACCAGGGTTGCAAAGCTTTACAGAAGAATTCAATAAAGGTCAAAAATGGTTCTTGAATAAATGGCAAAGTTAGTTATACTAATAATGTGAGCAAATTAAATCTAGATGAGTATGAAAATATCATCATCTATAAATCTTTAACTGATAGTGGCTATCTAGCGTCGATCGCTGATATAGTCAAACCTGAGTACTTTAAAAATAAGTCCATAGCTAGTATCTTTGAGATTGTTAAGGACTTTAACGAGAAACGTAATAAGTTACCAACAGTAACTGAGATTAAAACGTATCTCGTAACTGATGAACAGAAAGCAGCGTTTAAACAGTTAGCACAATCTTTTAGTGAGTTAGATAAGAACTTAGATAAAGATGAGCTGTATGAAAATACAGAACAGTTTCTTAAAGAGAAGGCTGTCTATCATACTATGCTCAATGTTGCAGAAGATGTATCCAAAGGTTTAGTTGATACATCAGATGTACTACAGAAATTTGAATCGTCATGTAGTATAAGCTTAGTCACTGATCTAGGCTTTAATATGTACGATGATATCGATATATTAATCGATGATTTAAATACCGAGCAATCATTTATACCCTCGAAGTGGGAATGGCTCGATGATACTTTAGGTGGGGGATTCCTTGAATCCGGAAAAGCGTTATATGTATTTGCTGGTGAAACTAACATCGGTAAATCTATCTTCTTAGGCAACATTGCTCACAACATAGCCTCACAAGGTAAGAACGTACTTTTAGTAACGTTAGAGATGTCTGAGCTTTTATATGCTCAACGTATATGTTCTAACGCAACTAAGATTCCGATGAAAGAATTGCGTCAGAATGGACCGTCAATTAAGAATGCTATATCACGCGAAAATGGTAAAGTATTTATCAAGGAATTCCCCCCTGCTACTATTACCCCTAACCAACTTAAAGCGTTTATTAAAAAGTTTAACGAGAAAGGCATTAAACTAGACGCTATTGTTTTAGATTATCTTAACTTATTACATTCTACAGTTGGTAATAATTCTTACGAACGAATAAAGAACGTAACCGAGCAAGTACGGGCCATGTCGTATATGTTTGAGTGTCCTATAATTAGTGCTACTCAGCTTAACCGTAGTGGCTTCGATCAAGATAATCCTGAGTTAGCTACTATCTCTGAATCTATAGGACTTGCTGCTACTGCTGATGTTATTGCGTCAATTTACCAGAATGAAGAAGATCGTGAGTTAGGTATTATTCGTTTAGGTATGATGAAGAATCGATATGGTATGAGAGGTAATACTCAAGCTATGAGAATTGACTATTCTACCTTAACTATTGAACAGGCAGATGATGTAGATCTAGAAGAAGCTGAAGACGATACACTTAACGCTTTAGCGGCGCTTGCAAGATAGAAAAGTCTATATAAATAGACTTAGTGAATGTATTAGTATTTACAGATACTGATTTAGATGGATCTGGTTCAGCTCTATTTATTAAATGGTTATATGGAGCTAAGTTAAACGAATTTGTTGTTATAGAGACAACAGAATCGATGATTGTTAATGAATTCAACAATCGACAACATTCACTTGATCACTATGATAAAATATTTGTCCTAGATCTATGTTTAAATGCAGATCAAGCAACTAGTATAGATAGACCAAATGTTGTAGTTATCGACCATCATCTATCACACGCGCAAATAAAAGGCAGATATGTAAAAAGTAAAGCCATTGTAGAGAGTGCACCATCATGTATCGGTTTGTTAAGAGATAAATTTAAATCTCATATAAAGTTAACCGAAGCACAAGACAAACTTATTGATTATATTGATGACTATGATAGTTATGGTCTCAAATACAAAGATTCGTTCAAACTTAATGCTATTCATACAACATACAATAGACCAAAAGTTGATAAGTTTATTGAGGCTTACAACGAAGGGTTTAAACCATACACAATACAGGAAAAGAATGCTATAAAGTTGTTTATACGTAAGTTTAGAGACCAGTTTAACGATGGAGTCCATATCGGTATGATTAAAAACTACAAAGCAGTCGCGATATTTGCTGATTATGCAATTAGTGAAGTCGCAAACTATATGGTGACTAAGCATGACGCNCAAATAGGTATAGTAGTTAACATAAAAACTAATACCGTATCATTTAGACGCTGTATGCATTGTGATATCGATCTTAGTATACTAGCTAGAACTTTCTGTAACGGTGGAGGCTCGCATAAACTTGCAGGTGGTAAGTTAACAATGGAATTCGCCAACTTAATTAAAAATTTTAAACATGTCCAATAATTTACCCTCAACTTCACTCATAAATTATGAAACTGAACACTTACTTCTATGTTTCTGTACTTATTGTAGTTTACTAAAAGGTAAAAAGTTATCACTTCAGAATGTGTTTGTGCTGTTTCTTAAAGAAAAGCGGTTAAGAGACCTACTAAAACAGTTATTAACAGTTGATACTAGCTTCGAATTAGTTAAAATATTCTTAGAGTTTGATCCAACGATCTCACAATCTAAGTACATTACAAAGTACTTAAATAATACTAAGAATATTGATATATGATAAGCAAAAAGGAAGAAGCAATTTACAATAGCTA